TTGCCATCTATAGCTTTCCACTTAAGGTATTCTTGATAGTCAGTGTTTGCTTCATCAAATGGAATACAAGTATTATCAGATAATCTTTTAACGGATGTTATTGGATCGCCAGTTACGGCTGGACTTATAAATTTGTAGCTCATAATTCTGCTGATAAAGTAATTCTAGTAGTTGCACTATTATCTACTGTTAACATCATAGCGTGGCCTAAAGTCATTCCAGATGAAACGTATGGTCGAAGAAATACTGCAGTTCCAGATTGATGGGGTGAATCAAAAGAGGAAACGGCTGTAGCACTTCCACCATGTAAAATCCTAAAATTAAAAGCACCCGAATAATTAAAACTTGGTGCACTTCTCATTGAAGGGAACAAAAGAACAGCTTGTCCTTGTGTTGATGATCTACACCGACCATTAGCAATAGGAGCATAATTATCTCCAGGATTTTCTGGATATTGCTGATAATATCGCTTACATAAAGCAAGCTCCTGACCGAATGACCTATGCTCAAAATCTGTTGCCACGCTGCCTACTTCAAACTGAACTCCTGTAATTGCCCATACATTTGAAGTACTATCAGCGAAATTTACATTACCAACGTGTTCATTGGCTGTGGAATAAGTTGCCCAGGTAGATGCTAATGAACCAGATGTTCTATCTGAACCAAGTGATAGTCCAAAATTTATTACAAAACCAGTAGCATTATCATCATTCATAACACCTGTTGTATCGGCTGGAATATTTATTGTATATCTGTTCCAATTCGTATCTGAAACTGTATAACTAGCAGAAAACATTCTGTTATTATCATCATCATATACAAAAACTGTATATACTCCAGTTTTATTAGTTTTTACATAAAAAGATAGAGTAGAGGCTTTAGCAGATGATGTACCTTTAGCTAAAGGTTGTAAATCATGTGCTTCTGTTTTATAAGTTATTCTACTGATTGATCCTGATGCTGGACTTGTATCAGCAGTAGTGCAAGCTACTTTTAAAGAATTATAAAACCCATGTGGTGCATCAGAATCTTGGGAGAAAGTAAAAGCTGGTGTGCCAGAACTGTTTCGCATACTGAATCTATCTAAAATGAAAGTACCATTAGCAGGGTCAGCAAACGAAGTACCACGTTGAGCCACTTGCATAGCTCCGTTAATTATTAAATTACGATTACTTAGGTTATTAGTAATATTGGCAGTACACGTTCCATCAGTATTGTTGACAGTAATAGCAGCAGCACTAGCTCCTACTCCCTTGATTGAATTGACCTTAATCTCTGACATAATTAACTAGGCTTTGGATACTTGTCTTTAATTGCTTTGATAGTAGTTTTCCAACCAGCCACACCACTATGATAAATGGTATCTAGCTGATCTTCAATACTTGGATACTCTGCTTTACGTTGCTCTTGATATGCTATCGCAGCAGCTTCAGCATTTAAAGTAACTCTTGCAGCATCTATTTTGCTTTGCTCTAAAGTAATTGATTTGCCGTCTTTATCAAATGCACCAAGTCCATCATCAACAATAGCTGCATTAGGATAAGCCTTTATGATAGCTGCGTGATCTAAACTCATGCTGCCACCTCCATTGCAACAATATTTGATACACCTCGACCATTATTTACACTATCCTGATCTTCATGACTTCTGTTAATGTATAAAATTCCACCAGCATGGTAAGCTTCAATCTTATAACTTACTGCACTTGTGGTTGATGGAGAATCAAGGAAGATGAAAGGTGTTTCTACAACTGTATTCAAATATTGGTTGTAACCACCAGTCGCACCTGATGTAAAACGGGCTCTACTACCTGCTGCATCACCTTCAGCTATTGCAGTTGCAGTTCCACCCACTGTCCTTACGAGTCTAAAACCACTGCGGTCTGTCTGAGAAGAACCACCAATACCAACCTTACCTTGAACTAAAATTTTATTACTTGATGATGAGGGTGTGATAGTAACTGTCATTCCAGTTACTTCAAGAAATGTAGCAAGTGAAGTTTGGGTTTGTGTATCTGTCTTAATTGCCTGTGCAACTTGAAGAATATTACCTGTCTTAGGGTTTGTTGTTGTTAATATCGTTCCATCTGCTGTATCAGGTAAGGTCATTACCCTGTTATTACTAGATGATGAGGGTGCTTGTAAGCTGAAAGACCCACCACCTGATGCTGCGTTTAGTTTAATCTTTGCTGTCATTTATCCAGCCTCCAATGCAGCGACTTTAGTTTCCAATATTTCAATTTTAGCAACAGCTTCCTGTAATGCAGCAGTAAGTAAAGGTACGAGTTTAGATTGGTCTATCCCTTGATAAATTGGGTCGTTTAAAGTTCCTTCTTTATAATCCCCTGCATCTATCATTGCTTGAGTTACAACTTCATCTTTTGTTCCTGTAATAGCTTCCGGAACTATTGAGCTAACTTCATGTGCTAAAAATCCATCAACTGTTATATCTTTATTAACTTTAAAATTAAATCTTGAGGGTTTAAGTGTTTTTAATCTTGTTATACCATCAGAAATAGCAGTTACATTTTCCTTTAGTCTGTAATCAGAAGATGTGTTAAATTGAGTTGCTGAGTTTTGTGTAGAGATATATCCAACTTGACCATTTGGATTATAAAACCGCATTTGATATTTAAATCCTGTACTGGTTGTAGATATTGACTGTCCTTGACCAGAAGCAAGAAACTGAAAAGCAGCAACCGAACCATTTGTAATATTTGATTCGCTAGTAGTATTAAATAAAATATTTCCATAAATATCTATACGCATACGTTCATTTGTGGAAGTAAAATATCTTATAGTCTGATTAGTTCCCGAAAGTTCAAAACCTGATCTTACTTGTCCGTCTGATCCACCTTTGTAACTGTATATATAAGCGTCTTTATCAGGAAATATTATATTATTTGTTAAGGATAACCTTCCATTTGATTGGACTGTAGCTCTAGTCGTTCCACCTGTATTTATATTGACAGTATCAGTACCGAAATTTATTCCTGTATTACTATCTGTTCCTGCTAACGCTGGTGCGGAAGCTGACCCATCAACTCCAGAAATACCAGTTGTTCCGTTAATGTTTAAAGGCATAATTAAAGAATAACAAGAATCGCACCAGATGGCACTGTAACAGTAACACCTGAATTTATTGTAGGGCTTACTGTGTGAGCGTTTTTACTGGCAGTTAAAGTGTAATCAGTTGTAACGGCTTGATCACTCTCAAAAAACACCTGATCTGTACCCCCTCCAGTAGCTCCAGCACCTCCACCAATTTCTCCCCAACCTGTGTTCTTATAACCTTCAAATCTATTTTGAGTTGAGTTATATCTTAGTTGTCCTAATGCTGCTGCTGGTGCTCCAGATTGCCCAGGTTGTTGTGCATCTGTTCCAAGAGGAATTTTTAAGAATCCAGTAGATGACATCGTAACATCACCTGTCATCGTAGGACTTGCTGCTACAACATGGCCTAAATTATCAAGTGTGATATTTCCTAGAGTATTGTAAGTAGCATTATCTCCCGAAACTGCTGTTGCTATTTTTAGTAAATTTGTAGAAGTATTTATGTGAGCCTGATACTGAGCTATATTTGCTGCTCCAGATGGATCACTACTTCCAGAACTAAATGTTCTTAATGCAGAAAAGATTTCATTAAGCTTTGCACGAACCGCAGCACCCGTTCCATTGGCGGTATTGTAATTATTACCTGTTTCGCTGGTAGTCGATCCTGGTCTAGCCATCTAAAAAACAAATATTGATCCTATTCTAACTTGCTTTACCAAATCCGACAGCCTGATAGGTGAAATTTCTATCAACTGAATTATTTGATGAATTTTTAAAATGAACAGTAAATCCTGTCCTTGATACACTTGATATTTCAAAAAAGTCTCCAGATTGCATATTTTGAGCCGTAATACCAATAGAAGGCAAACTGCTATTTACACCACCAAGGGCAGACGTTCCAGAGAAGAAAGGATGCTGGAACGTAACCGCTTTTGCTCCTGCTCCACTTGCTATCGTTGCAGGGGCTTGTTCTGTTCTCCTTTGTAAGGTGGCTGTATATCCTAACTGAAATACTCTTATATCTTGTGCAGGATCTTCACTTGTAAGATTTACTTTAAATTGAAAACCTCTTCCTTTATAAGCTCCATTTGCAAAAGTTTGAAATGCAGTGTATGTAGGAGATCCACTACTAGGATCATCTTGAGTAACACGAACTTGCATGGTTGCGTTTACTTTTGTCGCTGTTAATCCTTCAAAATCTCCTCTGGCATCAAAATCTGGTATTGAATCAAATAGATCACTAGGATAAAATGCTTCTGTTAAGAAATGACGTTTTAAATCCAAGCTGTATATAGCACCTAAATCCAAAGTAGTAGTTCCTGGTGCTCCACCAAATTCATAAGTACCAGATGGAGAAATACCTCCCACATCATCTAACGAACCAACAGCATCGAAATCAACTATAGAATCAAATTGTCCAACACCAGTTAAGTTTAAGGAGTTTGTTGTAGCATCAAAAGCTACATTAGTTTTTGTACCTTGAAACTTAGGAACATCTAAATCTTCTCTTCTTGTTAAAACTGTCTTGGCATCAATATTATCTGGTAAATCTAAAATTACACTTGCTTCTCCAGCACTAAATCTTCCACCATCATCTTGAAACTTAAGAATGTATTCTCCTTCTAAGTAAGGAACTTCCGCAGTTGTGGTATTTCCTGCTAATGCCTCAATAAGATCAGTAGCGTTAGAAAAAGATCCCGTTCCATCAACTTTAGGAGAATGTCTTACATAAACACGGCCACCATGAGTAACGTCTAAATCTGTTGATAAGTTCCAGCGTAATCTTACAAGTTTTTCATTTATTGGTTCGCCAGTAAGTCCTGTTACATCAGCAGGAACAGCAGTCTTACCAACAGCATTGAAAGTAATATCACTTGATGAGGCACTAGCTTTTAATGCTGAATTTAAAGTAAAAACAGATATTTCATAAGCACCAACTTGTGAGTTAAATATTTCAAAATCAGGACTGCTTACGATAGTTGAAACAATATTGTTATCCTCAAATCTATAGTTGACCATATAATTTGATGCACCATCAACAGGTTGCCATCTTGCTATCAGTTTTGAAACAGGTTGATTATTGATTAAAACTATTACTTCTTCTGCTGATAATCCGTTTGGTGGATCTTTAAGTAAATTTAGACTAGATATAACTTGAGGAGTAATTGGTGTGCCATCTTCAATGAAATCATATTTTTCTTTTACATAAGCCAATGCGGATATAGCATAATTTACGCCATCACTCTCTTCAACTGACATTACTCTGAACTGCTGAGAAGAGATCGTATCGTTTTCAAGCATCCAGACGCTATTAGAATTAGGTGCTGAACTTAATGCACTAGCCAGTGTAATTACTTTGCC